TTCTTAAAAGTCAAGGCCGCGTTCCACGGACTTCCGAGATGAACCTTTTTTTGCGCCTTTTTTTTGCGTCTGTTTGATCTCTGTTAACAAAACCTGAACTAGCCGCAAAACGCGCGCTAAACAAAAACTAGCACTCTACGCTCAACTGTGTTAATATCTCTTTAACAGGTTAGCTAAACAACCTTTAGCGCCTGCTACCCGAGCCGCAAGGCAAGGCATCGATGGGAAGGGCATCGAATCTCGGCGCGCTACAGCGCCCCCTCCCGCGGACGAAACCCCGCCTCACCTTGACATGGACTCAAGCGGCGGCACGGAGCGAGAGAAAGGGACTGCAGCGATGTACGAATCTCGGCACTTAACTGTGTCGGGGACCGCCTGAGAAGCGGCTGTAGCTTTGGCTAGAAGGGTCTAGCGACGCGCAGTACAGCTCAGAACGGTAGTCGCAAAGGTCGCGCATGAAAAGTGAGCGGACGGCTGGAGGGCATCTTCCAGTGCGGTTGGGATGGGGACCACCTGAAAGCGACGGATGCTCGCCCCACGAGCTAGATCAGGATCAGCTGAAACGAAGCAGAGGACGCACGTCCCGAGCGGTCTGAGCGCAGACGATGCGCAGCCGCGACCTGATTGAAAGCCGATCTAAGCCCTTTCAACAGAGAGGGCTTAGATGGGTTTTCGAAAGAAAGGATGATAGGCCGATTAGCAATTGCAGCACCCGTGTACACGGGTTGCGTACACCAAGCTACCGGTTCAATATACGCAACAAACTTTGCATACATCCAACCAGGGCTCCAGTGTACGCAACGAATCTTGTGTACACTAAGGCGCATCTGACGGTACGCAAACTCTTGTTCACCATTGAAGGATCTAAAAATATGCCGGCTGCTCCGTTTCCCCTTCCTTTTTTGCCAACTGATTTCGACCAACCATTACCTTGGAAAGGTTTTGGTAAGTACGAACATCTTGCTTATGGCGCATTAACGAGACTCGACGGCATGATGATTGCGTCGTCTAAGCCAGACTTGTTTTGGTTGACGTGGTTGATGAAAGAAGCTCAATCTTCCAACGTGATTGAAGGAACCGTAACAACATTCGATGAGATTTTGGGTGGAAACGCCGGCGTCGTCGTTCCTGCAGAAAGACGCGATGACGTTCAGGAAGTCATGAATTACCATACAGCAATGCTGAACGGTACTCAGGAAATTGTACAAGGGCGACCTCTTTCACTGTCTTTGATTAAAGCGTTACACGCCATATTAATCAACGGCGCTAGAGGAGCTCAAAAAACGCCCGGCGCGTTCAGGAATGTTCAGGTTCATATTGGAAGACCAGGCGAGCCGATTGAAAATGCCTCGTACATTCCGCCGAGCCCTATATGTGTGCAAGATCTTTTAGAAAACTGGTTGTTATTCTTATCAAGGGACGATATAAATCCAGCGGTTCAAGCCGCTGTCATGCACGCACAATTTGAAATGATACATCCGTTTCTTGATGGCAACGGACGTATGGGGCGCCTTCTTATTACTTTGTTCTTGACGCACAAAGGCGTTCTTACAAAACCTTGCTTCTACATGAGTTCTTATTTACAAAGCCATAGAGAGAAGTACTATCAAACTCTCGGACTCATTTCAAAAGATGCGAACTGGAGTCCTTGGATTCAATTTTTCCTAGAAGGGGTCGTTGAACACTGCGAGCATAACACACGCCTCCTACAAGGAATGACTGACTTATATGAAAGATCAAAATCCTCGTTTTCTAACGAAACCAACTCTGCATTTGCGATTTCTTTGCTAGATTACGTTTTTGAATCCCCCATTTTCACAATACCGGGGATTCGTCAGAAGAACCCCCACATATCAAAACAAACAGTTGTGCAGATCGTTTCTAAACTTCAATCAGCAAAGATTATTGAAAAAATATCTTCAGGCAAAGGAAGACGCCCAGCTGTATACAAGTTCACCGCATTGATGAATTTACTTTCGTAAACTTCCCTCATTTTCAACAAGCCCTCGGCACAGCCGGGGGCTTTTTTATTGCCTGAACATCATGCAAAAAATCAAAGACTTTGGGATCTGGCCTAGTGAGCCGCCAGACCGGCACATATCTGCAGACGAGAGGCTTTTGCGTTCACCCCGGCTCCCTCACCCACCACAAACCAAAAGACATTCACGCGCCCTTGCCCGTGCCATCACGAGCCGGCAGTTCTTCCGAGCGAGGGCGTCTGAATGTCTTTTCTTTTTTTCGGAGGCGTCATGAAGCGCTTTATTACTTACCTCGACGGTCTCGCACGTCGCACTTACTTCGGCACGGACGGTACCGAGCCTCAGCGCTCTGGCGTACTCGGGTACTTCATCGAGGGCCTCGAAGGTCTACTCGGCTTCTTCGGCTTGGTGATCCTGCCGGCAATGGCGGCTGCCACCATCTACCACTGGATTTTCGATTAAGGAGAACGATATGGCTTGGAACTACCCCGACGGATGCGGCCCCGACGACTACGAGAAGTGGTTCGGCCCCGACCCCGAAGACGAAGAGGACGAAGACGAAGACGAAGAGGAGGACAGCGAGTGAGCTTCTCCGATCCGGTCCGCATCATCGACCACATTCCACAGGACTTCGACATGAAAGCAAACCACAAACGCCGGCGATACAAGCAGCCGGTACAGCCTCGCGCGGAGGCACACACCAAGGCTCAGCCGGCGAAAGCCCCTGAGCCTTTTTCATGCGAGCGCCCCCGACGCGTTTGGACGCTCATCGCCTTCTTCGGCGCACTGGCAATCGTCGCCGGAGCGCTCATCACTGGATCATGGAGTAACGAATGAAGACTTTGACTGACATCGCGCGCGGCATCGCGCACCAGGCGGAGCAGACGCCGAACGCCGACATCGACGAGCTCTGCGGGAACTACGTCGCGAACAGGCAAGAAGAAGTGCTTGCGGCGTATCTCGCAAATCCCAATTCCTCTACCGATCTCATTGCAGCGATCACGAGCCTTATGGACGCAAGCTCGGCAAGAGAGGTCACCAAGATCATCGACGCCATCAACGACGAGCTCGAAGTTGCGCTCTTCGAGGCGACGGAAATGATTTTGTATCGCGTCGACTGCATCCTCGCCCCTGAGCCGGGCTTCGAATGCCCAGAGGAGTAAGCATGACGATCACTTCACTTGAGCCGCTCGAGCTACCGATGCCCGAGCCTGAGGACGAGGTCGACTTCGACCCGTACCCAGAGTTCGCCAGCCGCGACGAGTTCGAGCGAGCCCAGTGGTTCGGCGAACGTGTTAAGCGTCCCGAGCCGATCTACGACAAGA